CCCCCCACCCGCTCCCCTTCGTTCTTCTCCTTTCCCCCGCGAACCCCGCTGCGCTGGGCTTTCGCGGGGTCCCCGTTTATTGCCGTGCGCTGTCCAGGCTGATTGCCTTGACATAGTTTTTGTAAAGGCCGTCGCTGCGGAATTGCCAGGTGTTCCCGCTGCTGTCGGTAATGGCCGGCTCCTCGATCCAGATATTCCACCCCGCCCGCAGCGTCAGGTTGGTGGATGCCTCGATATAGATATTGGCCCCGCTCTCCAGGCTCATGCCGCCGGCGGAGAGCAACTTCATGGCCCAGTCCATGTACCCGCTGTTGGTGTAGATAAACATGCGGTATCTGGCCTCGTCCTCGGTGCCTCTGCCGTTGTCGTCGAACCGGATGCCGCCTACCAGCAGGTTCCGGCTCACCGCCCCATAGTAGATCTCCAGCCCGTTATCGCTGCCGGAGACGCTGCGCAGCGTGGCGCCGGTGATGGTCCCGCCAATGATGTCGTTGCCCTGCAGCGTGATCGCCCGAATGATGCCCGTGGTGATGTTCCCGCCGTTGATGGTAGTGGCTCCGCTGGTGGACAGATCCAGGAACGTCACCATGCCGGAGAAGGTGATCCGGGCGCTGGAGAGGATAATGCCGTTGCTGGTGAGGTACAGATAGGAACTGTTCGATCCGTTGGAGGCGGACAGGGCAAACCCGTCCACCGTCTGCTGCAGGTTGGAGATCTGCCCCTGGGCGTTGGAGATCTGCGTGGCCAGCCCATCCGCCGTGATCCCCAGTTGCAGGATGTCGTCCTCCGCGTCGGAGATCTGTATGCTCAACCCCTCCGCCGTGGCGGTCAGGGAGGTGATGTTCCCCTCCGCATTGGACAGACGCAGCCCCAGCCCTTCCGCCGTCAGGGCGAGGTCCGCGATGTTCTCCTCGCTGTCCTCGATCCTGGCGTATATCGGTTCCGTGATGGAGGTCTCGTACCGCTCCACCGCGGTCTTGTTCATGTTGGAAAGATCCAGGTTGTGCAGGGAATACCGCAACTGCTCCACCAGCATGAACATGTAGTTTTGTATGGTTGTGATCTTTTCCTCCGAACTCTCCTCCCCGGTGAAGGTGGGAAAATTCGTGTCAATGTATAGCCAGTTGGAAGGCACGCCCGCACCGCCTTTCTCTTAGAAATCGGGGCCGGCCGTTTCTGGCCGGCCCCATCGCCTTAATCGCCGTAAGCGCCGGCGCGGTCATTGAATACCATCATCCGCAGCATGTCTCTCGAAAGATCCATGTCCGCGGGGTCCCCGTTGGCATCCACCTTTCCGCCGCCGCGGATAGCGCCCATTGCGATCAGTTTCCGCACGGTGTCCTCCGCATAGGGGAACTCCTTCTTGATCTCCTCCATCGTGTTGTATCTCTGCATGTTCTCGTCCTCCTCGTCCGCGTCTGCGCGGTTGTATTCTCTCGCGTCCACCAGCCAGTAGTATTTCGCCTGGGAGCGGAAGGTCCGGATGTCCCCGTTCACCCTGGCGTCCTTGGTGCTGGCCGGGTCGTTGATCCGCACCTTGTCGTCCTGCCACCACAGCACGACGAAGTGCCCGCTGGAGGTCCAAAGGCCCTTGTTCATCAGGGCGATGGCGTAATAGCCCTCCTTCAACTTCTCCACCACTCTCTCGTGGTTTTCGTGGTCGGGCTTTCCGTAGGTGTTCGTCCAGTTGAGCATCTGGCAGTCGATACCATGGGCTGCAAATTGCGGGGTGAAATAGGCGTAGTAGGTCCCCTGGTTCAGGGCCTTGTACCCGTGCGCCATGCTCCAGTTGCAGGCGTCCTCCGGGGTGAAGGTTTTCCCTGTGATGGTCTCGATCAGCATGGCCGCAGCCGTCGGGCCGCAGCCGGCGCTGCCGATGGTGGAACTCTCCCCGGTGACGCGGTACGGCTTGTTCTTCCACCGCGCGTCCGTCTGCAGGTAAGAGACAGGTTTCTTATTCATTTCCGCCGCCTCCGCCGATGGTGTCCTGCAGTTTCTGGCTCTGCGTGCCGAAGTAGAACGCGATGATCACTGCGTAAATGGTCATAAAATCCTGGCTGATCTGGTTGGTGCAGGCCATGAAGGCGAAAACACCCGTCAAAATCAAAGTGACCAGGCTCTTGACGGACAGCAGCGCCGCCAGCCGCTTGATAATGTTCTGGTTCACTGTTTTTCCTCCTTACTCCACGATCTCCCAGTCCTCCGCCAGCATGTCCGCCTGGGAGGCAAGCCACCCCATTTGCACGCCGGAGGTGCCCACAAAGGCAAGCGCCTTGTTCCCGATGGCCGCGTGCTCTGCGTTGACGGTCTTTCCGTCCGCCCTCACATAGCCGATGCCCGTGGCCAGTTCCACATACTGTCCCTTGCCGTTCCAGCCCTTTCGGGCGATCCGCTTGCCCTTCTTGGCTGCCTCAATGGCCAGGCCGAAGGTCATGCTGTCCGACGGCCGGTAGGCCTCCTCAAACGTCTCTTTGGGGGACCAACTCATGTAGCCGTCCGGGTACCGGACCGCGTAGCCTTCCTCCGACTTGGCCCCCTCCGGTACCGGCCATGTGGTGGGCTGCACCGTCTTTCCGTCGATCCGCAGCGCCGGCTCCGCCTGGATGATCTTTGTTCCGATGTACTGTTTCATGGTTCCTCGTCCTTTCCGGGCGTCACGCCCTGATCCTTGGATGGTTTTTCCTTCAACACCGTCCGCAGGCACAGCAATAGCAGTTCCCCGCCGAAGAAGGCCAGGATCACCCCCAGCAGCCCCGCCGGGTCCTGCCCCGTCCTGGACAGGATCCGCAGGGCGTACCAGCAGGCCAGCGTCCCGCAGACGATGCAGTGGACAATGATGCACTTGGCAAACAGGTGGGGGACTTCCCGCAGCCGCTGCAGCAGGCCCGGCCGCTCTCGTTTTCCGCCCATGTCCTTACTCCAGCGCGGCGTGGACGCCTTGCTTTGCCAGGAACTCCTTCTGTTTGTGCTTGACGTCCGTGGCGTATTTCAGCGCGTCCTTCATGTCCCCGTTGCAGTGGGCGTCCGGGATCCGCTGCACCGCCCGCGCCGTGGCCTCTCCCAGGGCGATTGCCGCCCAATTCCCCTGGATCAGCAGCACCACCAGTTCCTCCTGGTCCTTGCGCTGCTTGGCCTCCGCCTCCCGCTCCTTCTTGGCGTTTCTGCGGTCCCGTGCTGCCACCGCCTCGATAATGGCCACCACAACGCCCGCGGCGGCCGGGATGATGTACTCCACCATCACGCCGCCACCTCCCACTGCCACAGGCCCGGCGTGCCCGGCGCCCACACACAGGGCGTCATGGTCTGCCTGCAGAGATAGGTGGTCCCCTCGTAGGCGTAATACTTCCCCTCCTCCGTGTCCATGCCGTAGACAAAGGGGATGGGGTCCTCCAGTGTTCCGGCGTGGGTCTGGTCGATGGGGCGGTAGATGGCCAGCATCCCCTCGTCGTGGGGCGCCTGGTGGGCTTGGGGCGTCACCTGCTGCACCACCCGGTACAGTTGCCCGTCGTCGTTGAGCACCGTGTTTGCCTCCAGGGCCTGTCCGGCGGCCAGCGCCTCCTCCCAGGTGAGGAACAGGTCCGCCATGGTCAGCGCCTGCTCGTCGGTGATGTCCGTTGCCTTCTGCACATAAAGCCGTGTCGCCGCCCTGGTCTGGGCCGTCACGGCCGCCTCCGCCGCCACCTGCTGCTCCACCTTGCGCAGCCCCTCCGCGTTGCTGCACATGCGGTAGTGGCTGTCGATGGTGTACCAGTCGTAGTAAACGCCGTCCTGCTCCTTGCTCTCATAGTGCTCCAGGATCCGGCATCGGTCCTCAATGGTGGTCCCGTCCCCGTAGACGCGGACAGTGCCCACGAACCCGGACAGGGCCGTGTGCGCCTCGCCCACGGTTTTCAGGTTCTCCACCATCACGCCGCCGCGTTCCGTGGTCCCGTAGATGTATTCCATCGTGATCTCTCCTTCTTCATGTAGTCCCGCACCACGCATTTCAGCGCCCTCTGCGTCTTGGCCTTCACCAGGCGCCGGTAGATCCGGGCGCTGTTGCAGCGGCGCAGTTGCCCCAGTCTGGACAGCAGCCCCGTCGCCAGTGAGATCGGGATCCGCTGGCCCCGCCGTACCTTCCGGTAGTACGTCCGCAGTTGCCGCGCCAGGCGAAACAGGTTCCGCTTGCGCAGGAGGGTGTAGCCTTTTCCGTAGCGGTAGCCCAGGGCGCAGGGCAGGCGGTCCGCCGTGCGGAACTTCTGCCAGTTGTCTTTCAGCCGCATCCCGTGTCCTTCCAGCCACTCCCGCACCAGCCGGATCGCCTTGTCCAGCGCCCGCTTGCTCCTGGCATACAGGGTGATATTGTCCATGTATCGGATATAGTGGGTGATCTTCACTCCGCTCTCCCGCAGGGCGTGGTCCATGGGCTGCAGGACGGTGTTGGCCAGCCACTGGCTGTAATAGGCTCCGATCTGGATGCCGTGTCGTGTTACCCGCTCGATGAGGTCCAGCACCCGCCTGTCCTTCACCAGCCGCCGCATCCGCTCCATCACCACCGCCGGCTGCAGGCTCTCGTAAAAGTGGTGGATGTCCAGTTCCGCGCACCAGCGCGTCCCCTTTGGGTCATTTCGCATCCACTTCTTGATGCCGCGCATCCCGTAGTGGATGCCCCGGCCCCGGATGCTCCCGCAGCACCAGCCGTCCATGCCCCGCATCATCACCGGCTGCAGCACCTGCACCAGCGCGTGGTGGATGTACTGGTCCGGCCACAGCCGCGGCTCGTAGATGTCCCGCCATTTCCCGGCGCTCTTGTCCCATCGCCGTTTCGGCGTGGATGGGGATGGGTCAAAGCCCTGCAGGATGATCTCCCGCAGTTCCTTCACCCGCTCCGCCTTCGTGCCGTCCACCCACGCCACCACCTTGTTCGGCTTGTGGTGTGGGTGCCAGCGGTGGGTCTGGTTCACCTCGTCGATGGCGAGGTTCAGGTTTTCATCTCCGGTCAGTCTCTCGAAAAGGTTTCCTTTTCGTTTCATGGGATTTATCTTCTCCTTGTTGCCTCACGGTGTTTCCATCGCGCCTTCCGGCGTGTACTAAACCGTGTCCCTTCGGCACATCGCCGGCAAGGGCCGTGCGGCTATCCCACCCATCTATCTCAAACCGTGGGAACGGTCTGATCCGAAGTAAGGAGGTATGCCAGCCTGTCAAGGAGACGGCAGCCGATGTTCGCGTTCGCGTTCGAGGCGGCGTTGTTGCCGTTCAGGTAGAACGCGCCGTGGTTCTGGTTCTGGCCGTAGTTGCCGCCGACGTGCAACACCACGCCCGAGGCGTTGTAGTTGCAGTAGTCGTCTAAGAACCGGAACCCCGCAGGGAACACCCGGACTACTGGTGGGATAGCCCCAAATTGAATTGTCTGGTGTGATGCAAGGGGAGGGGGCTGCCTGCGCCCGCAGGCGCGTTTCGGAGCGCAACCGCCGCTTGCGGCGGCTCCTGGCGCGGGGGTGCCCCCCGCGCACGGTGGTCCAGGGTGCTGTGCACCGCG